TGGATTAGATAAAACAATCTTATTAAAAGTACCGTGTGTCTGAATCAAATTGACATTTGTATATGCAACCAAATCATTACCAGTTGTAGTAGTTGTATCGCTTGCATATATTTCCAAAGGATATGGGAAGTACTTTGACCAGTTTGTGCTTGTATTTGGTCTTGTTTCAGTTGCCTTAAACTCAACAATAATCTTCTTAACAGGGATTGGCTCAATTTTTACATAAATCTGTTTTGTAACTGTGCTTGTTGTAAAGCCATTGTCAATAGTCAGCGTTACATTGTAATATCCTGTAGTTGTGTAGTTATATGAAGGATTTTGTAATGTTGATGTACCGCCTGCTAAATCACCAAACTGCCAGGAATATGTGTCTGCGTCTACGCTTCCAGTATATGTAAAATCAACTTTACTTGTTGTTGTATTAACTACCCAAGTAAAATCTGCATAGCATTGTGCAGATGTCACTACGATAGGATCAGATTTAACAACTGTTACCCAACCATTTGTGTCAAATATCCAAGCAAATACTCCCCAACCATTAGTATTTCCTCCATATGGAGTATTTAAAATTCCACTGTTGTCATAAGTCCATGTTATTGATGAACCAGTTCTAGGAGTGTTATTTTTATAAAGAGTTCCATCATAAGCCTTTTGCCATTCTTCATTACCATTTTGAGGATAAACAGCATTGACTTGCCAATAAATAGTATCTACAGTATTTAAATCAACACCAGCAATTGTTGCAGTAAATGATGTATTTGTGTCACCACTTGTTGCATTTAATGTTATGGATGCATCTTGATATTGATTTTGATAAACAACTTCCTGCCACATTGGAGCAAAGACATATGTTGTTTCCCATTCATCTTCATTAATATAATGCTTGACGCCAACACATGTATAGAATTTATCTAAAGTCAATGTTGGATTTACTTCATGCACAACTCTAAAAACATTATTTGTAGGGCTTAATAAAGCATAGTTTCTTTTAACTTCATCAAATGTAATATCAACAATATCTATTGCTGGATTTGTTGTATAAGTAAATATATCTCTTGCAAATCTTTCTGCTTCTGTATTTGTTGCTAAATCTTGTGGGAAACGGGTATCAATTGATAATTGTGATGTATTCCAAATATTATTTGAATCAGCATCAGTAAATACCCCAATATTGTCATATGTTTCAGTTACTTCTTTTGTTACAGAATCAGTTATTGTATATGTATTATCAACACCAATCTGATTTGTTACACGATTCATATTGTTGGATAATGATATTCTCTTATATCCATATCCTGTTACTTCTGAATTAAAGTTTTGTAAATCTGCAAATTCAACATATGGATCTTCTTGAAGATACCAATAATTGTAATTATATTTAACATAAGGAGTTACATTAACAATGAAATATCCTAATGAATCCTGATATGTTTCATCAATGTAAATCATATCTAAGTTTGTTTGTGCATAAAGCGTAATTAATTCAAGAATTGATTGTCCTACTTGTGGCATAAATTTTGCAGGGCTATAGAAATATTCGTTATAGTTTAATGTACCGCCAGTATCCTGAGACATAATAAAAACAAAATCAAAGATTTGGCTTCCCCAGCCAACTTCTGAAGCATAGGTTTCATACCAATTTATAAATTCTTTAAATGTAAGACCATCTTCGTCATAGCCACCATTATCATAAATATAATCAATAAACTCTTGTGTAATTAATTGTCTATTTAAAATGCCAAGTGCATCTGTACCGTTGATTGTAATTGTTGGATTAGGGTCTTTAGGAACATACTCAACATCAATATCAGTAACATAACCAACAAAGAATGTTTGAAATGTTGAATCATCTGGGTTAAATCTTGTAAATCTAATCTTTGAATTAAATGCAACTATTGAATTAAGATTGGGGTCGATTGCTGGGTTGCGTGAAACAATTCTAAAAGTCCCTGGATCAGATTGTTGATGTGGTCCTTCATAATAATCAAGACCAGTAGATATATCAACATTGATAAGACGGTCAGTAATATCAATAGAATCTTCATTTGTTTCTAGATAAACCTTTAATATATCTTTTGCTCTCATTATTTCTTTACAACCTTCGTTGATAATGACTTAGTGCTAACTTTGCCATACTTGCTAATTGCACTATTGACTTCCTTACCAAGTTTGTAAGGGTCTGTACCAAGACCAGCGTTGATTGTAATATTAATTGGTGAAGCAATTGATGGCAAACCTGCTACCGCCATTTGTGGAGTAGCAATTGATTTAATTGATGTAAGTGGTGTTGTTAAACCTTTAACAATATTTTCACCAATAGCAGAGAATACCTTTGATGGTGATGCAATTCCCAAAGCCTTTTCAGCCCAAGATGGAAGAAGATTACCAAGGAATGAAAGGACCTTGTTCTTAAACCAAGAAACCATACTATTCATACCGTTCCATAAACCAGTAATAATATCTTTACCAATATTAAGCATATTGCCAGGAATTGATTTAAATGCATCAATAATATCGCCAACAAAGTTTGCAACTTTGCTTCCAAATGACTTTAATACTTCCCATGCCTTAGCAGCAAAATCCTTGATTGCTTCCCAAACTTTACCTACAACTTCTGTTACTGTGTCCCAGTTCTTAACAAGAAGAACAATGATTGCAATGATTGCAACAATAGCAAGAATAACAAGGGCAATTGGATTTGCAGCCATTACTGCATTAAACAATCCTTGTGCAGTTGTAGCAAGAGATGTAGCCACCTTCCATGCACTCATAATGCCGTTATATGCGGTTAATCCAGCATTAAGTGCTAATACTACAGCACCAAATCCACCAAGGATTGTTACAAGCGGAATAACCACTTCTTTGTTTTTTACAATCCAAGTAACAGCATCTGATATTAATTTACTAAGAGTTTCAATAACTGGGGCCACAGATTTACCAATGGTCTCATATAATTCACCCATTGCTTTATTCATACGATCAGTTCCAGTTACCTGATCTGCAGCAGCATTACCAAATCTCTTTTGTCCTGCTTCAACAAGAAGAGTCATTGCTTCTTGATTCTTACCAGCCTTAGATAATGCTTCTGCTTGGTCATATGTTGCTTTTGTCAAACCAGGAACAGTCTTTGCTAATTCTTTAGAAGTAACTTCTCCATCAGCAAATGCCTTTCCTAACTTAGATAATGTTGATTCTGCAGCAATTGCTCCACCAGATGATGCCTCTAGATTTTTAGCAAGTAAAACTAATTCAGCAGATGAGGCTTGTGCATCTTTTGGAAGTTTAACTCCAAGACCTGTAGCAAGTTTAATAATTTCATCATTATCAACTGCAATTTCTTCAGCAATTCTCTCTGCATCTTTTGTTACTTCTTTTAATGCTGTTGAACCTTGTCCAAATGCAGATGCAGCAGCCTTTGCTGTTTTTTCTGCTTCTAAAAATTCATCTGCTGCTTTTTTAGCAAATGTTACGCCTTTTGTTAAAACGAAGGCTGAGGCTAAGCCTACTGCTTGTTGTTGAACTGAAGAAATACCGCCAGCCAAACCTTTTAATTGACCATTTACAGCATTAACACCTGATGTAAGTTTTTGTGTCTCTGCAACGATATCAATCGTGATCTGCTGTGCCATTACTTCCTCCTGTTAAGTTCTTCAACCAAAGCCCCATACTCTTCGTATGTTAAGTTCCAGAATTGCTCAGGTGTATACCCTGTAGCAAGACAGAACTTCGCCATTGCGCCTAGGCTGAAGGAACCTCTTTTGGGACTGTTACATCCATTCCAGAAAGTTCTGTCAATTGTGTAATTGACATTTCTTCTGCTTGTTCTATTGTAAGTGATGGGTTATTTCTCTTTGCCATCATGTATTGCATTGCAAATGCTAGTTTGGCTTTAGATGATGTGTTTGCCCATTCATCCATTGGCAAATCAAGATATTCTTCAATTGATGCCAATTCAGCCCACTTTAGTGTTGACATTAAGTCTGTTGTTTCCATTTACTGCCTCCGTTAGTCTAAGTTATATTTCTTTATATTTGCTTTAATGCTGTCTTCGTATTTAGCAATAATGTAATCCATATTGTTGTTTACTGCTGGTCTTAAATATGGTTGTGCCTCAATATTTTTATTTGGCCATCCATATTCTTGAACACCAGCATATGGAACTGCTGCACTGCCTGCAGCAATTTGTGCTTTTTCTGCTGATGGATTACCTACAACAGAAGATGCAAGAGCACCAGTTAGTTTAGGTGCTATAGCAGAAGCCTTTTGTGAAATAGTTGAACTAAGTTCCCTATTGAGTTCATAGTTCTTTTCTAAATCTTTAGCAAGTTTGTTAATGGCGGTTTGTACTTCATTAACTCCCGTAATGCTTATTGAAATTGCTTCTGCCATAGCGACCTATATTAAATTATGATTCTCTGCGTGTTGGCTTGCCATCAAGAATGATGTTCAAGTCATAAACAAAGTATTCGCCTGCTGCTCCACCTAGATCAGGTACAGTCTCTACATAACCTGTTGCTTCGAACAATGGTTGTGATGCAGATGGTGAACCGTTTCCGTGTGGTGCGTAAACGATGTCTACAGTCGCACCTGGGTTAGCCCATAGGTATGAATGTAGTGATGCTGCTGCTGTATCCTGGAATCCAGTTACAGCACAAGTGAAATCTAGATTGTCTTCGTAATCTCCAAAACCAAGTGTGCCTACTGCAGAAGAGAAAACAACATTGCTTACTCCACCTGCGTAGTCTGTTCCGTCAACTGAGAAAACAATTGATTTGCCCTTAATACGTGCCATATCAATTTCCTCCTTCAATGTCAATTGAAATTCTTATATTTGTTGCAAGAAATCTTGCTCCATTTACTTCTTGAATGAATGGTTTATCTACCGTCATTTTGTTTGCGGTTGTGTACTCCCAAAGCGCAGGGATAAGAGTGTCTAATGTATCGTCAAGATTTTCTGTTTCTGTTTCATTAGTTGCAAATGGTACAAGTATTAATACTTTCCAATTAGATGCATAATCTGCATCATATTGATTCTCATATACAGTAATGAAATCAGTATCAGGTTCCATAATCGCACAAAGTGGATTTGGTCTTTCTGGTACATATTTGTAGACCTTGCTAATGCCACCAAGAATGATGGCACTTTCAAGTTCTGATCTTACCGTTGCTAAGTTCATGCAAACCTCACCATATAACGGTTAAGAAGAGGATACACACCAACGAGTGGGTCTCTTGCTGTATTAGCAGGTGCGCCATCATAAGTGGCGTACTGAGCCACACCCATTGGTGCGTTCCTACGATGAAAGAGTTCTGAACCAACTTCAAGGTAGCAACGCTTTAGAACACCTGCAGGAACTTTAGTGCTCTTGATATAAGAAGCAATTAAATCCTTTGCTGTGTCCCAGCATTCTTCTACATAAGAATCATCATTAGTTGATGCTCCTACATATGCTTTTAAGTCTGTCCAGTCCATAATCATCTACTCCTTTAAATTATGCAATTACGCAAAGTGCCTTTGGATCAGATGCTGCAATACCTAGGTATCCGTAAACTGAGAAAGAATTTGTAAGTGCTGTGATGTCTTCGTCATTCAAGCGGAATGGTGCACCAGCA